TTGTGTAGTATTAACACTTCCAGCAGTTGGATTAACTGATTGCATTACTTTGTTTAGATAATACACAGTTACAATATCTGCCGATACTAATGTGCCACCTAAAGTTAAAGTTTTATTACCAGTACCACCTACCGAATAAGTACCACTATCTTGAACGATATTATTCCATACAACAAGAATATCTGTTTCAGCAGATATGTCATGTGTAAGCGTTACTGTGTTAGTTGTTAAACCAGTAAAGCGATCTTGAATACCACTATCAAAAGTAGTGCTAGGTTGTTGCCCAATGTAAGTCACTCTTAAGTAATCTCCATTATTGATAATGCACCAGAAACTTTATCAGCTACTGAACAATCTATTTTTAGTACATCTGTAGTTTCCATTACAATCTTGCTACCAGCTAAAATTTCTAAACTAGATTTTGCTGGAATAACAACATCTTTAGCTAGAAACGCAGTACCATTAGCTACATTGTTTGCTCCATTACGATTTGCAGTATCACTAACCAATTCTACTTCAACAGATACAGAAGTAGTATGGATATTAGTAAGACGTAAACCGAGAACAACAGTAGTTGTACTACCAGCTACAGTATACATTGTATAAGGTGTTCCAGCCGAAGCTGGCTCAGCTGCAAAAGTTACAGTTTTAAATGTATTAGCCATATTCTCCTTTCTATCCGAGTGCTATTGCCATACTAACACTATTGTCAGTTGCAGCTATAGTCAAAGTTTCATTACTACCATTGTTGTTTTCTGTAAACGTCACATTATCTCCAGCAACAAGTTTACCATTTAAAAAACCAGCAGTAGAATCGTTAGAACTAACTTTAGTTTTAACGTCTGTGTCAGCAGTTATGGTCTGCCAAGCCGAACCATCATAATATTTAAGAACGTTTGAAGAAGTATTAAAGGCAAGATCACCAGCATCTAAACTAGAACTTGGGTCACTTGAATCTACTCTATATCTATCAGCAAAACTGTTTACTCCACTTATATTTGATGAAACAGTATTAACATTTGAAATTGATCCAGCAACAGTTGCAATATTTGAAACAACACCAGAAGCTCCAAGTGTTGCCATATTTGTAACATTGGCAGAAGTACCAAGAATATTTAGGTCAGTAACTATGTCGCTTGTTGCTAAAGTATTTAAGTCTGACACAATATCTGAAGTTGCTAAAGTATTAATGTCAGAAACTATGTCAGAAGTAGCAAGAGTATTTAAATCAGAAACTATATCGCTTGTTGCAAGAGTATTAAGATCACTTACAATATCACTTGTAGCAAGAGTATTCATATCTGATATTACATCAGCATCAGCAAGGAGAGCCATATCGGCAATTACATCAGCATTACCTAATAATCCCATATCAGTTACAACAGCACTTGTGCCTAGTAATCCCATAGCAGTTACATTAGCCGAAGTACCTAAATGTCCCATAGCTGTTACATTGGCAGAAGTTGCCAATAAATCCATGTCAGTTACGATTGCTGAAGTACCTAGTATTGCTAAATCTGCTACTGCATCAGAAGTACCTAATCTTCCAATTTCAGTAGCTTTTCCAGCTACAGCACCTATATCAGAAGCATCTGCGGCAACAGTTGATACATCACTCGCAATATTTTCTACTGCTGCTACATCACTGGCTATTGCAGCCACAGCCGATACATCAGAAGCTATTGCAGCTACAGCTTGAACATCAGTAATTGATTGACTAAACTCAATAGCATTACCAGAAGAATTAACTGACAATACTTTGTTAGCTACTAACTCAGGAAATATTAAATTGTATGCAGTTGATGATGAAGAAGAAGCTCTAGGAGATAGTTTAATATCTACTCCTTTTTGTTGTATCATTGCAACAAGTTTATCTAATTCTGTATTTAATGTTTCTATTGGGAATGTACCTGATGTTGGAAAATCAGTTGATCTAGAAATACTTAAATTTCTAAATATAGTATATTTATCATTTACAGTAGCTCCACCACCTAAAGTAATATTACCACCACCACTAGCTCCAGCACCAGTTACTGAATATTGTGCAGCACTAGATGGACTAGAAGCTAAAGTTAATGTAGTATCTGTTCCACCAGAAGTTTTTATTACTACTAAATCTGCATCGGCAAAAAATTCAAATGGTACACTAAATGCTGTTTGACCACCACTAGCAGTATATTGTACTCTAGGATCTGTTGCTGATATTGTAATACTCATCTAAGCCCTTTTTTCTCTACTTCATCAAATAATGAATCTAAAAACCATACATTTTGAAACGGTAAAAGTCTACGCACATTCCTAGCTGTATGATGATTATACTTACCTGTACCCCATGTCCAAGCTATATCTCCTATATTAGCTAATTGACTAGCACTAGGGCCTAATACATCTGGTACAGGATTATTAAACAAATCTCTATATGTTCCATAGGGTTTTTTTGCACCTAACAATGGTCTTAAGCCTATTTCATTATTTCCTAATCTTTCAATAGCATTATTAATATCAGAAAAAATACCACCTAATCCTGATCTATCAAATGCATCTACAATTTTTTGACCAGTAGGTTTTTTAGAATAATCTCTATTAAATGCTTTTTGTCTAAATGCGTCTACCATAGCACCAGCAGCCATTAATAACATAACACCATTTAAAAAATTAATATCTTTTTCTTGTAAACCACGCATTAACATTCTTTGAGTAGATGCTATACCAAATTTTTTAAACTGTAATAAAACTCCACCAAGTTCAGTATTTGCCCATAATGGTACATCACCTTTAGTTGGAGTAACAATATCTATTCTAGCTTGTTTACCAATAGCACTATGAAATATATCTGCTGCTTTAATTGCTTCAGGTGTTTGATCCCATGATTCTGTATTTGCTACTCTCATTAATTTATATTGATCTCCAACACTACTCCATGAATTAGCATTTTTACCGTATCCATGTTTTTTATATTGTTGATATATAATTTTAGCAGTTTGATCATCTATTCCAAGATTTTTTAATCTTGCTAAATTCACTTTTGTTATTTTACCTCCAGTAACTAATGCTTCTATTGCTTCTAATGTTCTTGCTCCATTAAACATACCAGCTACTGTTTTAACACCTGTGTTCCAAGGATTAGATAAATTTAAAAATGTAAAATATAAATTACCTACTCCACTTACTCCTCTTTCAAATTTATTAAAAACACCAAATGCATCGTCCATTCCATACATAGACATAGCTCTTTGACTTGTTGCCATATCAATAGCTTCTCCACCTAGTTGTGTTGTATTTTTACTCATCTTAATAGTTTCTTTAGCAAAACCACCTGTCATAACTTCCCAAGACATTTTAAAAGTTTTACCCATACCATTAATCATTACTAATCTAGCTACATCTACTGTTTGTGCTATACCAGTAAGCATAGTCATAGCATTATATAATTTACCTATACGAATACCTCTACTTAATGTTCTATTTGGATCTTGTGGTAATCCATAAGTACCTCTTACTAATCCAATAGAAGCATCAAGGTCGTCTAATATTTCATCACGTTGTTTAATTAATTTTTGTTTTTCTGCTGCACTAACTGCATTATCAATCATATCGTCATATTCATCAGCTATTTGTTTCATGCCTACTTTATTACCTTTTTGATAATTAGCACCATATCCCATAGGATCACCGAATACTTTTGATATTTCAATATCAGGTATTGTTTGATTATAATAAATTCGTTTTAATATATTTATATCTTTTTCAATAAAACCAGCATCAGCTAATAATCTATAATCAATATTTAATTTTCTACTCATAAATCTAGCAGACACTCTATCTACTTTATTCATTAATTGCGTTTCAACTAATTCTCTGTCAAATTTTGCCCCATTATGTTTTGATAATAGTCTTATTTTTTGTGCTATATTTTCAAACTCTATGTATGGTTGATATTCTTTAAAACTTTTTATTATATCATCTATCTCATCTTCTCTTATTGCTGGATTTTTTTCTCTTAATGCTCTTGTTAATACAGCACTAAATTCGTCAAATCTTGCAGTTATTTGATCTTTCTTAAACATAATATTTGTATATTTATCTTGTTTAAGAGATCCGTATTTATTTACATATTCTAATCTAGATTGTAGTTTTTCTAATTTAATATTTAAATCTTGTTTTTTTGTTTTGTTTTTAGTTCTTTTAATAAAAAACTTAACAGCATCTATTTGACTATTAATATAACTTTGTACTATTTTTAGTTCATCATATTCTCCACCAATAGATTTATAAAAATCATCTAATCCTTTAGATGCTTCTATTACTTCATCTTCTACATCTGTTTTTCCAAATCTATAATCCCATATAGATTCTCTAAATTCTTTTGGTGACATTACTTTTTTATTATTAGTAAATTTTTTATCAAAGTTTTTTTCTAAAAAACCTTGTTGGTTTACACCACTACGTTGTAAATATTTATTGTATGCAGATTCTACTTTTTTAGTTGCTGCAAGAACAGTAGGCACATATCTTTTATAAATATTTCTTTCTATACTTTGTCCTGTAACTCCACCTTTAAAGTTTTTAACTTGATATAATGCTCCTTCTAAAATACTTTCAATCATTTCTTGAGCATTACTAGATCCATTTTTTAATACTCTAAACAAAGGATTGTATGGGCCTTGCTCTCCAAATATACCTAATCCAGTAGGTTGTATTTTATTTTCTGCTTGTAATTCAGTTTCAGTTTTTAGTTTACTTCCTTTAGGTGCTGCAGCTCCAGCAGTATATTTACTGTTAAATATAATATCATCTGCTTCATCTAATGTATCTGCTAGTTTATCAAATTTTTTTCCAGCAGTAACAGGTAAACTAGGAAACATAGCTGGTATAATAAAACCACCAGCACTTATTAATAATGTGTCTGCAAGTGGTCTTTCATCTGTTAATAATCTTTTAGAAGATTCTTCAGCAGCTACTATACCACCAAAACCAGCACTTCTTTTTAATCTACTACCAGTTAATAAATATCTACCACCTTTTGTAAAAGCAAATAAACTTGAAGGATCTGTTAATCCTCCTAATATTCTTCCAATCATATAAGAAGGTGATCCATTAATTTGTTTTTGTTTTTTATAAAATCTTTCTATTAAATGTTTTGTGTGTTCTGCACTATTACTATGCATAAAATTACCTAAGTAATCTGTTAAACCTTCTAATTGTGGATCAGCTAAAACATTATATTCAGAATTATATTCATAATCTTTATTTTCATTCATTACATTTTTTGCAACAAACAAAGTAGCAAGACCTAACGTATTTTCATCTGACCAACCTCTACCAATATTTATAGCAGCATCTTTAAAACCTTCTAAAAATGATGTTTCATCTACTGGTTTAATTTCTCTATGTGTAAGAAATGTTCTACCTGTACCAATATTTATTTCAGGCATTATCTATCTTTAACTAAATTTGTGTATTGTCCATTTGTCCAACTTAAAATTAAATCAGCTCTTTTTTGATTTCTTATAAATATTCCACTTTTATCATCTTCTTTAGCTGCTAAGCCATCATTATATAATTCACCTAATATAGTAACTTCTCTTGTACTATAACCTTTATCTTCTTTTCTTAAAGCTGTTCCATCTTCACTATATGCAGAAAAACTACCTAAATATTTTTCGTCTCCTGTTTTAATAAAATTAGCTAATGCTTCTGTAAATGCTGGGCCAAGATAAGATCCTTGAAATTGCATATCGGTCAATGCCATAAGTAAATAAGAATTTTTTGGGCCTGTAATATCTACACCTAAATTTTTCATTTTTTGTAATGCTATTGTTTGAGCTTCAGTTATTTTAATATTAAATATTTCTTTACTATCTTCATATTTAATTACATCTTCTCCACTTATTAATTTTTCAATACTATATCCTTTGCTTTTTAATTGATTTATTACAGTTTTATCTTTTAAAGATAATCCCATACCTATAGTCCAATCACCATTACCTGTTATTGTTTCATATGCATTAGGTTTAAATAATCCACTTTCTTCTTGATCAAAAATATAATTAAACATTGTATCTGTATCTTGTAATTGTAATTTTTTATTAGAAGATTCAGATTCATTTATTCTTTTTAAAACATTTTGTGATTGTTCTTCCCAATTATCATAACTATATTCTAAGCCAGGTATTACTGATGCAATATTTTCTGCTTGTTCTTTACCAAAATTATGTATGTCATTTGTTAATTTAAATAAATTAAATCTTGTAAATTCTGCAATTTTTCTTCTTGTGCTGCCTAAACCTTTACTATCATATCCTTTTTTTCTTTCTTCAAATCCACTATTCCATTCATCTAAATATGCTTGTTCTCTTAATTTATCTGGTGATGATTCTAAATAATCTGGTTTACTACCAGACATATCATAAGGTGCATATGATGAATCAGCATTAGGATTTGGTATATCATAATATAATCCACTACCATCTATATCTGCTTTAATAAAATATGTAGGTTGTGTAGCACTTGATCTATCATCATATACAAAACGTATTTGTTTATTATCTATTAAAGAAAATAAATTTGTATCATCTAAAAAATCTTCTGTAATACCTAATTGATTTCTAGTCATTTCGTCCATACCCATAATACGATTTTGTATTGTTTTTACCATGTCAGTTTTAATTTCATCTTCTGTCATGTAACCACCGTATTCTTGCATTATTGGTTTTAAAACTAAATCTGCCATACTATTCAAACCCATACCCAAGACTATTAAGATCACTAAACACATACTGTATAATTTGACCAATATCATCTTCTATTTCTCTTGTTGTTCTTAATGCTAAATCTCTTTCACTTATATTATTTGCTTTATAATAGTTAACTAAATAATCTGGTAATACTTCTTTAAATCTTTGTACGCCTAATTGTAAATTTAAATCAGCTCTTTCTGTATCATTTACTTTAAACCATCTAAGTATAGGTACATCTATTAATGGTTTAACTGTTTCTTCAGAAGTTAAAGGACCAGCTATATTTCCAAAATTAACACCAAATATATATAATGAAGATTTATCTATTGTATCTGTAAGTATATTATCTAATACATCATCTCCAATTTCATTTATTCTATTACCAAATAAAGTTAAAATTTTATCTGATTTATCACCTTGATATTCATTTCTAATTTCAAACCAATTTTTTACAAAATCATTTTCTTGTATAAATGATGATCCTTGCATACCTTCACTTCTTTTTGCATTAACATCAAAATTACGTCTATAATCTTTATAAAATTGTGTAAGTAATATTTGATCTTCTGCTGTAATTCCATCTATACCAAGAGCTTTAGCATAAGGTGTTTCTTGTAATACATTTAACATACCAGCTATTTCTACTAATACATCTCTATTTTCTTTTATATTTAAATTTAATCTAGCTTCTGAATAATTTTGATTAATAAAAGTTGTTAAAGGTTTTGGCACTATTCCCATATTAACAGCATAATTTTTTAATAAATTAAAATCTTCACTACCTTGTCCACTTGCAAAATCATAAGAAAAAGTTAATTCTTGTGGATTTTTTCCTGTAAGACTAAATACATGATGATCAATAATTTGTGATTTTATATCATCATATGTATAATCAGTAATACCTTCAGCAGCTAATACTGTTAATGTTTGTGTTATTGAATCGTGAAATAAATTAGAATTAAAAGCATTAAAATTTAATTGTTCACCATTATATGAATATGTTTGTGCATCAGGATTAGAATTGTATGTTAAAGTAGAAAACTTACCAATAATATTTTTAGCTTTATTTTGTTTTGTAATTTTTTCTCTATCTGCTGTAGTTGCATTTAAAGCATTTAATTGATTATTTAATTCTTGATCTGTTAAATTAGTTCCGGGTTGACTTACATTATTAAATAAAAAATCTATATTTCTGTTATATTCTACTTCATTCATAGATTTTAATTTGTTTTGTTGTATGTCATAATTTTGTTTTAAATCATTTGCAAATTTTAAACTGTTATTTTTTAATAATTCTCTTTCTTCAGTAAGCGTATCTCCTAATGTACTAAAACCATCTAAATCATCTACTTTAGGATTATTAATATATTTATCCATATTTGAAGTAATTGTATTTAAAGCAATTTGTACGTTAGATAATTCACCTTCTACGCCAGTAGATTTATATATAACTCCATCACCATTTTCATCTTTGCCTGTAAGAGCTTCTTTATCTATTAATGCTGCAGATTCTATTAATGCTTTATGTTTAGAATTTAATCTTGCTTGTTCAAAAGCTAATTGATGTTTTCTTTTCCAAACTTCTGGCTCTAATAAACTATATGATCTTCGTAATTCAGGATCTAATGAATTATACATATTTTCATAAGAAACATATTTTTCTGAAAATTCTGCTAAATGACTATCAAACATTTTTTGATCCCATTCTGCATAATTAATATTTTCTAAATGATTAACTGCATTACTTAACCACATAGCTCCATCTTCCATATTAAGATTTATTGCTTCATGTTGATTGTTAATATAATGATTATTTATTATTCCTTGACCTAATCTTGCAGCCATCATACCAGCATATTGTTTAGACCAACCTTTATATTTATTAGGTGCATTAGCTACTAACTCATCTACATAGGCATCAGTGCTAGTAGTAAATCCATTTGGATTATTTTTATTTTTTAATGCAAATTCATTAAGAGCTTTATATGTATCAATACTAAATTTTGCTTTCCATTTTTCTTCTTCTAAAACTGCAGCTCTTTTTACTTCTTCACTTAATGCTTCTCCTAAAGCACTTGCTCCAGCAGTTATTGGATCTCCACCATACGCTGGTACAATACCCATTCTACTAGCTGTTGCGCTAGGAGTAACTGTAGTTGTTCTTTTACCTGTTGTTAAAGCCATTATCCCTTTAAGTCTTTGTATGTTCTATAGCCACTTGTTAGTTCTGCTATTACAGTTGTATAACCACCAAAGACTATATCTTTAGATTTTAATTGATTTTCAAATAACATACTTCCATATTTATTTTGTACTTGTTTTCCCATTAAACGAATATTAGCTACATCTTTATTCATGTTTTTTTCTACTTGTTTATTAATATTTAAAAAACTCATACTATCATCATAATAACCAGCAGTAGATTGAAATGCTGCATTTTGTGCTAATTGTCTATTTGCTTCTTCTTTTCTACTATTTTCTGCTTCAAGAGCTTGCATTCTTGCTAATCTTTTTTCTGTTTCAATTCTATAATTTTCTCTAGCTAAAGCTGCTCTTTGTGCTTGAATACTTTGTATTTGACCAACTGTTTGTACGCCTTGGCTAATTGCAAATAATGTTGACGCTTCCATTCCACTCATGCGAATTGTATCTCCATAGCTATTCCTAATACCTTTAATGGTAATGGATCGTTTTGGCTAATAGTAATTGTAGGATTTTTACTATAACCTAAAAAATTAAATTCTTTTTTTTCTGTAACTGGAGTTATATCTGTACCAGAAGTAAATCCAGCTTGTTGTATTACTAATTCTTTAGAATTTAAATCTTGTGCTTTTAATGTAATATCTAAACCACCAGATATATCTACAATAGCTTTATTAACTCGTCTTGGTTGACCTGTTAATGGGCCAGTATCTATTTCTTTATCTACAGACATTGTTTCTAAAATAGGTGTATAGTTAAATCCAACTCTTACTCCAGTAGGAAATGGTGCAGAAGTTAATGTTATTCTACTATTAGAATCAACTGTAAATTCACCTAAAGAGCCATTACCATATACTGCAAATACTTTATCTGTGTTTTCGTAAATAGCATTTACTGTATGTAAAAATCCATCTACTATTGTAATAACTGCATTATCGGCTGGTACAGCTTGAAGATTTTTATCTAATGTTAATGTGTGTTGAGAAGCTCCAGCAGATACAGCAGTAATAGTATATTCTGCTGCATTTCCAGCTATTGTAAATGTTTCTTGTATTTGTGGAGCAGTACTAAAACCATCAACAACTAAAGTGTTTTGATCAGTAGCTTGACTTCCTCCTTTAACTAATGGTGTTCCTTTTTGAAATACTGTTGTAGTAGTAGAACAATCAAGAGTAATTGAATCATCATTAGCAAATCTTTCTAATAAATATTTAGTACCACTAGGTACAACTCTTTTAACTATTACAAATAATTTATCATTTAATGCAGTAATACTATGAAATTTATCTCCTGTTTGTGTTTCCCACATAGTCCAACCAGCAATTTTTTCATCACGAATAGAATGAAAAACTGCAAGTTTACCATCTTCATCAGTTCCACTATTTAAAAAAAATGCAAACTGTTCTGGTTTAGTTTCATTACCTGTCATCATAGATAATTGTTTAGGAGAATCAATTAAATGAGAAGCTAATACAGATACACTTGTAGATCTATATGCTTGTTCAATATCTGAAAATACATATTCTCTTACTGATTTACCATTCTTTTGACTAAACATAGAAGCTCCATCAAAAGGAATTGGTGCTGCTCTATTAATTCCATAAGGTGTTTGTCTTAAAAAAGCTATACTACTAGGAGTAATAGCAGCAGACTGTGATGATACAGGTACATAATATTCTCCACTATCAGTAAATATTTGTAAGTTACGAGATGAAATCATATGTCTAATTTCATTTACAGTATCACTTGCAATAGCAACATTAATAGCTTCATTAGCTAAACCAGTACCTAAATCAAAATTAAAATATCCTCCAATTTGACTAGCAATAACTGCAGCTGGATTATCTCTTACACCAGCAAACCATAATCTATTATCGTGAAAAGATACAGCTTGAGGATAACCATTAACAGCAGATATTAATTGTTCTTGCCAATCTGCATTAGCATCTGTGTTAGGTAATGCTTCTAATATAGTAGCAGTAACTGTAGTTGGATTTGTATAACCAACAATTTTTGCTTGTTTACCACCAATTTTTAAATATGTTCCATTATGTCCTGATACAAAAGAATCTGCACTAGCAGTTAAAGTTACGCTGTTTCCAGTAGTTGCTCCAGGTGTTATTGTTATTGTGCTATCAGCGTATTTATAAAATGGTTGTGTAGTTTTATTAATACCATTTACAGTTACACTATCATCTTCTTCAAAAGCATAAGCTGCAACACTAAATGTACTTGCAGAAGTTCTTGTAATTTTTCTTATTGGATTATCTCTATGACATAAAAAAACTGTGTCACCAAACTGTGCAAAATTTAGTTCAAATAACTGTGCAGTAGTCCAATTACAATTAGAAGTAATATTAGATTGTATTACTGCTCCACTAGAATTGTAAACATCTAGTCTATTATTAGATAATACAAATATAGCTACTTCATCATTAGAAAATATAAATGGCATTATTCTACATTCGGCAGGCATTGTAGCCATATACTCAGTAGCTGGTCTACGCATTACTCCACCTTCATCTAATAAATACCAGTTGCGTACTTGTTTACCACCTTCAAAATATGCTTTAGCGTCAGTTCTTGCATTAAGGAGATTGTTAATTTCTCCTGAAGAAAAGTTGGTATATACTTGTCTAATTTTTCTAGGCATTAACTGACTACAAGTCCACTACGACTGCTTCTTCTTTCTGTTATAAATCTATTAGTAGAAAGTGTTTTAGTTGTAGTTTCTGAGGAGTCAGTATTTTTTGCAATTAATAATTGTCTTTCACTTAATTGATCAAACTCTCTAACAAGTGCTGCATCTCTTGCTACTGATCCACCAAAAATACTAGCTAGTTTATATTCTACTGCTAATCTAAAATGTGGGGGAAACTGATCTTCGCTTTGTCTAAATACATAATCCATAATAACTGTTGTTGATGATCCAAAACCATCTAAATATATTTTATCTTCGTATCTATGGTATCGTAATAATGCATCATTAGAAGTTACTGATAATATTTTTAAACATTCAGGATTAGAAGGTATTTGATAAGCATATTCAAATCTACCAGTAGGAGCATCTGCTAACAAAGATAACTGTTGTTGTCCTGTTGCAAATCTCCAATTATGTCTAGTTAATGTAGATTCAACTACTTCTTCATATATTGTATTTGTAACTAAAGCTTCTGTAGTATCATCAGTAAATGATGAAATAGGATTAGCTCCTATCATTACTAAAGCTCTTGAAGCTATATCTACTTTTGTTACTGCCATTTTAATAAAAAATAGAGAGGGGAAAAATTCCCCCCTCCATATAATATAGTTATGCTAGTATTACTGTATTTAAGTTAGATCCACCATCATCTACAGATACAATTAATATATCTACAACTGCGTTTGATCCACCACTATTTACAATAATAATATCTCCAGCACTTAGTTCTTTATGTGATAAGATAAAGTAATCATCATTATCAATAGTACCAATAGCATCGCCATCTGTGTAATACCACATTGAATTGGAATCACCCATCTGAGAGATTTTTTTAATTGGATTTGCTAATTCATAAGCCATAATTAATTCTCCTCTCTGCTATTCAGCACACTTTTGTACTCTAATACCATTAGTGTCAATCATAATTGATCCCATACTTAAGTATGAAGTCATTAAATGAGCAACTTTTTCAGGTATATAGTTTACTTCTGTTCTTACTTCTGATCCCACACCTAAACCCATAGATGTTTTGTGCCAACAAATAGTGTGTCTATCTGTTGAGCCAGAAGTATCTAAACCAGAATGAACGAATGTTAAGAAACCTAAGAATCTTTTTGCAGTATAATTCATACCAGAAAAAGGAAGTTCTGCAGTTCCGATATACTCGGCTCTAGTCCATTGATCGTCAGCTAAAAGATCAGCCCATTGACTTGGACCGATTGCCCAATATCTTTGGTTATCATCAGGCACACTATTAGTACCGAATAATTCTTGCATTTCTTTAAACTTGTCAATATTCATGTCAGTAGCTGGAGATCCACCACTTGCTCCAGCATTATTTGCTAGAGTAGTAGCTGAACTCATAGCGTCAGTTATGATGCTATCTGTTTTTCTACCTAAAGCGTAAGCTGCATTATTTGCAATTACACTTCTTTCGTCAATATTGGTTTTAAGCTCATCTAGTTTGTCAACATAATCTGAAGCATAGTAGTCAGCTAGAGTTGCAGTTACATTAGTATGACTAATGTTCATTGCCACAACTTCTGAGTGACGAGCTTTTGTAGATGCTTCGCCAGTTCCAACTTTTTGGAATTTGACAGATTCTCCACTTACTCCATTTACAGTACGCACTAGGTTTTTGAACTTACTACCTTGTCTTTGATATGCCATATGCACTTCAGCTTCGAACTGAGTGATAAAAGCATTAGTTATAGTAGCAGACATTTTACCTCCGTGTTTGCTTTTGTTCGTAGATTATCTTGAAAAAGCTAAATAAGGTTGTCTTATAAAGGCCTATTGTCTTTTTAAAGGTCTATTTAAGCTTTACTGACACTTTTTTTGCTATTTTTCAACTCACAAATATTAACAATATTTTCTTTTGGAATTACACAAGTATCACCTATGTCTGTATCATTATAGGTCATATATAAAATTAAAGTATCATCATCATCTTTTAAAACATAACCTTCACTATAATTAATAGCTGGTTTAAGTTTTTTTGCTTCTAAAGGATCAAGCCATTCAGCGAATGATTGAGCATCACGCCAAGTAGCTTTAACTCGCCTTCTGACTTCCGTAATACTTTTCATACAAATTACCTACTTTTGCAATATAAGCTGGATCTCTATCTCCATCTTTCCAGTATCTAGGATCTTTCATCATAGATCGTAAATCATCTAAACTAGGAGCAGCTTCAATAGCTGTTTCAACAGTAGGCATAGGAGCATCTTTATTAAGTTTTATTATTTCTTCTAATGCTTTAACTCCATTAGCTGTAGTAGCAAAACTAGCAATAGCTTCATAAGAATCTTTTGTTAAATTTTTTTTACTCCATAAATCAGCAGCTTCTATTCTTGCATTAGCATTATCTCCTAATAATTCTTTTTCACCATCTACATCAGGTAAATTTGAAACTTCATTATTAACAAATGCTTCTATTCCTTTATTATATTCTTCTTGAGATAAACCTTTTTCTCTTGCAGTTTCTCCCCACCATTTTAATAAAGGCATTTCAGCATTAATATCCATTTGTACGTTTTCTGGTATTTCAGGCATTTTTAATTCATATTTTTCAGGAACATTAGCTTTAACTTCATTAGATATATCTTCTCTAATTTGTTTAGATAAATCTTCTGTTCTTGCTCCTAATTTTTTTTCTAAAGAATTATAACTACTAGATAATTCTTCAATATTAATTTCATTTAAATCTTTATTCCAAAATTTATCTTGAACATAATCTGGTTTACTATTCTCAGTTTGTTCAGTTTGTTCTGTTGGTTGTGTAACTACTTCTTCTTCTGCCATTCTTTACCTCGCTTTATTCTAAGTTTAATTTGTTGCAGCATAAATCGTTGACCTTCTAAATGCCACAATACCCTATCTTCTGCATTAGGATTTAATGTAATATTATTAATTGTTATATCAAAAAATTCTAATATTTTTTTTCCATCAGGATCAGAAAATACAGACGCAAATATTCTATCTATTTCACTTGTATCTTGTGAATTATTGTCTTTGCGGCTGTTGACTAGGGATTCCCAACTCATCTGCTGCTACATTAGACTGTTGTGCCATGTTTTGCAACTCCTGAATTAATGCTTGTTGTTCTTGAGGATCTCTAATTAATTTTTCTGGTAATCCTAATTTTTCTGCTAAATATCTAGCTACTTCATCTTGTTTAACAATCATATTAAGAATTTGTGGGCCAAATGTTTGAGCTAATATAGCATTAAAATTATTAACTACAGCCACATCTTGTTGATGTTGTGATTGTGATAATGGTGATGTAGCAATTATTTTAACTTCTCTATTATCAACTTTAGGTATATTTATTCTACCTTGTTTAGATAATATTCTAATTACTCTACGAAGTAATGGTGTAACAAACTCAGCTTGTAATCTACCAAAAGAAGATCCAATCTGTCTTGATAGATCTGCCATTCTTTCTGCTACTTCTGTTGCTGACATTGGAGTACCTTCTGGTCTACCAAGTGTTTCCATGTATAAAGCTTTTTTAATATTTTGTCTCATGTCAGATAATATTAACTGTGCTACATCAAATCTACCAGCTCCAGCTAAAGGTGTAAGACCTCTACTGTTTGGAGCTACTGGAATTAAAGCACCTGGCACAAGATTTATATTATCAGGATTAACAACACCATCATCTTCATAAGTATAAATACCACTAATATTCATTTGTGCATTTTGTAATATTAATTCTACTGTAAGATTAGTTGTTTTAATTGCAGCCATACTATTAAAGACAGGCCCACGACCATAAACTTCTCCTGATCCTTTATTCCATCTAAATACAATAAATGGATTACTACCAATTCCATCTAACTCTTTTTCAAAAATTATTTCTTCTTCATTCATACAAGCAACACAGTATTTAAATTTTTCTGTATTTGCTTCATCATAAATTTTGTAAACACCTTCTACTATAGTTGCTTTTTTACCTTGATTTTTTTCTATAGCATTAAACATTTTTTCAGACATTTCTGCTTTTGGATATGCAGCCATAAGTTGATTGTAAGGTATTTGTCTTTTTCTAAATACTGTATCTACTTTATTATTTGGCCCATTATTCAACATAACTTTAGGTAAAGGAATAGCTGTAAAATTAACTGGGTTTAATGCATCACCTTCTTCTACTAACATAACACCAGTACCAATAGCACAATCCATAAATGCTTCATGTACTTCTTGATTAAAATTAGATCCACTTAATACTTCAAAAACATATTTAGTTATTTCATCTAATGCTTCATTAATTTGTGGTTTTTGATCATCTGGTATTTCTGATCCAGCTTCTAAATTTGCCCATCTTCCATATGTAGGAACTATACCAGCTTGTAATCTACTAGCAAATTCTTGTATTCCTACTACTGCTGTTTCATCAAATATTTTATCAGTACGTCTTTCACCTATAGTTTCTTCATAGAATGATTCTCTTGAAGGCATTGTGTACTCATATGCTTCTTCATATTTATCTTTCCAATGATCAAAGATTGTTTCTGCATCTTGATATTTTTTTAAAAAACTTTGAAATTTCTCATCAGTATATCCTGAAGAAATATTTTTTTCTGCTGTTGGAATGAAAGCCATTATACCATTGCTCCTGTAATTGTTTGATTAGTTGTATTAAATAATTTTCTTTTAGCATCTAAAGCTGCTGTTTTTTTAGTTAATGCTAATTTTTTTAATCTTGCTGCTTCAGAAGGCCCACCATCTACTCCAGTATCATTTATTGTTGTTGTTCCTGTAGCCATTGATGTACTTGTAGCGTTTGTAGATCCACTGTCACTTTTTCCTGAAGATGCCATAGAAGTAGAACTTTGCAATGTATTATTAAAACTATCTACATAATCTGAATATTTATTTGCATTATATTCAGCAAAAGCTGCACCCATTAATGGTATTCCAGATAAAGTCATAGCTCCTGTTGCTATCATTTGTAATTTTTTTTGTTGTTCAAACATTTTTTTAGAAATAGGTATTTGGCCCATTACTGTTTGTTCGCCAGTACCCATACCAGTACCCATCATAGACGCTGTACTAGATATAATTTTATTACCTACAATATTTTGAAAACTTCCTTGAGGTGTAACTGTTCCAAGTCCAGCATCAGCCATTTGTTGTTGTGCTACTTGAGAAGCATAACCTCCATACATTAATGGATTAGGAGCATTTGCTGCTATATAACCTTGATTATTTCCACCAAGACCACCTACTGCTGTTAAACCAATTTCTTTTTTAACTTCTTTAGCAATTTGTGTTGCTTGATTTTGATTTTGTTGATTTTGATTATTTGCAGCTTGAGTTACTGAGCCTTCACTACTCATTATATTTTCTTTCTTTCATTGTTTTTACCAAATACTGTCATAGGTGGAATAACATTTACAAAAGCTGCTATTAAACCATAAGGATCATTAACTGGATAACCTAAGTTATTTAATTTAATTTTTTCTTTTTCTTTAGACTTCTTTACCTTCATGAAAAAATCCTTTCCCACCAGCTCTTGAGAATAATGATCTCATACCAACCATTCCTTTTGCTTTTCTTTTTTTTAATTTTTTTTCTTTTGCTTCAAGCTCAGCTTGAGTTTTTAATTCTTCTTGCCTTCTTCTTTCAATATCTTCTCTAACTGCTTTGTCTGCAGCAGTTTCTCTATACTTTGGCTTTTGAAATGCACCCATAATTATAGTTCTATTTCACACATTCCATTCTTTTTCAACGCACAATATAGCTGATTAGGTGTAAATATCCAAAACCTAGACCAGCCTATTAATCGTTGAACATAACTAACGCAGCTATGCTCTTTAATCCATGATCCCATAATAACAGGAAACTTAGATATTTTATCTTGTATTGGCACTTGTAATATGTGTCCATTCTTCATTTGTATTAATCTAAATATTTTATCTACTTCTTCTTCATTTAGTATTTCTATATTTAATTTACCGAATAAGTATTCTGATATTATCCATATTTTTTTTTCAGGATCATAACCCATTACTCCACAATGTTTAAAACCTTTTTTAAAAAATTTAGTATGCTTATGATAATCTCTATTTTCGTAGAAATATACTAACCATTCATTCTGTTTTGCCATACACTTCTTCTTTTTTTATCACCAAATATACTCCAACCTCTAGTTTTAACAACTGTTGGACTTTTAGCTTTTCCAGCTATTAACTGTTTACCTTCACCAGCACCTAGTAATAAATACTGTAGTGCATCGTGAACATGGGAATATCTATTCTTCATAGGTTTTTCATCATATCTATCGCCTGAAGTCTGCATTCTTCTATAGAAATAACCACCATTAAAACCTTTTTTAAGATTTATACATCTGTGATCTACTAAAAAACCAGAAGATCCTTCTATTAATCTAGCTAATGAGGTTTCAACAGCTTCTATTCTTAAAGCTACATCATTACTATGAGTAGGTTTACCCATTATGCCATTTTGTCGCAGTATTTGAAATGGTGTTGTTTCATCAGTTTGAGCTCTAAAATCTCCTGCCGGATCGCCATATACTTCAATATCTTGCGTTCTATAGTTCTTTGCTATCTCATGTTTAAGTAATTCACTAAACCTTGCTATACCCATATCAAAACATACTAACTCCTGTAGTATTAACCATCTACCATTAGGTAGCTTTTGACCAAAGACTGCAGCTGGTGTTAGTCCAAAGTCAATACCAATAAATACTGGTACTTGAGCTGGATCTAAATCTTCTTTAGATAAATGTATTTCCATATTCCAGTTAGGATATACTGGTTTACCTTCTTCTAAAGATCCAAGTTTGTTCATTACATAAACATCTATCCACCCTTTCATCTTACCTTTAATAATATTGTTGTAATATTTTTCTGTAAGATTTTTTTTGTTCTCACATTTTTTATTATCTTTATATCCTTTTAATGTTCCGTCTTTATTTTTATCTTCTACTAATGCTGGTGGCTGCGTATAGAAGTTCCAGTTATCAGGTTTAACTAACATTAGAGCTTCATCTCTTGAAAGATGATCTGGTACTGGTACATCACCAGCCATAATAGGCCACCAATGATCTTCTTCTGGTGCGTTAGTATCTGCAATAACTCCATACCAAGATGCACCACCATCACGCATACTTGGGTATCTACCTACCCTCATAGTACAAGCGTCTACAATGCTCTTAGGAAGTTCTCTGGCTTCATTTACCCATACTCCTGTTAGTTCTAATGATAAAAGCTTTTTAACATCTTCAGGTCTATCTAAAGCTAAGAATATGACTTCTAATTCTAGTTCACCTACATTTATTCTATGTGTATAAGGTACTGACCATGAGAATACACCCCATTCGTTTTCAGGAAACCAGTCTAACCATGTTTTGATAGTAGTCGTTTTAAGTTGCGGATTAGTGTTCCGAATAACGGCCCACCTACTTTTTCTTTTCCCTTGTGAATTTTTTTCTTGTTGGAGAGCGCGTCTAAGTACCTCAATACAACAAGCGACAGACTTGCCACTTCCTACAGGCCCTCGTAAACCTCTAAAAAACTCATCACCTTTTAGAAAGTTCTTTAAGGTATTGCCATCTGGTTTGTAACTTAGCTGTGCCATTTATACTAGATTCTTGTCTATCGCTACTTTTAGCAAATTTTCTCTGATCTTTGGGCCAAGGCTTTCGATTAATTTGTCTGCTTCCTTGTCCGTTATCAAATCCTCTGGAAGGTATCTTAGATGTACTTTTTTTACGATCTGTCTTAGCTTCCGTCTTTCTGCTAGAGAAATGTTGAACAGTTGTCTGTTCTCCAGATTCACTACTTCGTCTGTTTTGTCTATACTCATACAAAAATTCCTTAAATAAATCCCAATCAAGATATACCATTGGACTAGAAAAGTCTCTTTTTAATACTAATAAATCAGCAGATCCTTTCCATTTATCTAATTGGGCAAAGCCTTCGCCATTTTTTCTAGCTTTAACTTCTATATTAGTGCCTTCAAACAAATCCATCACTTGAACATCATGAGGAAATGCTTGAATAGCACCAGACAATGGTTGTCGTCTAGCATTAAACCCTTCAGCTTGGAAGAGTTTTACTATTTCGTTTTCTACTCTAGTACCCTTTCTTTTTGCTTTGCTTGACAACTTTCATTCCTTTTTTCTTTGCTGTTTCTTTTGCTTTTTTCTTTCCAGCAGCAGTATATGGAAATTTCATTTTACCAACTTTAGGCATTTTTGACCTCACTTTCTGTATTTACTTTAGACTTTAAAACTTGACTACGCAACAC